TTTCTAGAATAGTCAGGTTTTACTGCGTGGTATAAACTGATAAGTGAGTTAGCATTTATATTTGCTGACACACCTGATGCTGTTACACCTACAGATGAATTTGTTACTATTCCTTCAGGTTTTCCAACTGAATTACCACTTACAAATGCATTACCTTCTGCTTTTGCAAATTGCTCTGTAAATTCACTGTTCATCTCAGCTTCAAGATTGAAGACAGAATCCTCTAACTCTTGTTCTGAAATATCTACTAAAGCGTATAATTCATGTGTTGGTATTTCCTCTAGACCTACTGCATAGCCAGTAGTTTCACTTCTAGTTCCTTGTTCAGCTACAAATGTTGCTGAAAAAGTTGCAGTTCTTTTTGGAATCTGCACTGATCTATTAGTTGTACTTCTAACTCTTGCGATTGATCTAATAGGAGATATTTCTGTAATACCTTTGATTAATTCTTGCACATACTCTGGTGGTGCAAGGTAACCAGCTGTATTATCATTTGAAGCAGTCAAGACTTTTAATTCGTCTGGACCTAATGCTTCTTTGCCTTGTCTTAACCATTTGTCAAAAACCTTTTTCTCCATTGAATCAGCATTTTTATATGCTTGTCCAAACTCTGGTCTTGACATCATAGTTTCAACTTTTTTGACTCTCTCTGCAACTTCATCTTGAGCCAGTTTTTGTTTAGTAACTGCTTGATTGACATCTTCTAACTTATCTAAATCTGCTTCGATTTTTGATAGCTTGTTAGATGTAATCGGATCAGCAGAACCATTTGTCTTAATTTGTTTTAGTTCTTGCTGATGAGTTTCTTTAAACGCCTCAAAAGTTTTGCCTAGAGATTCAATAGCTGTTTTTACTTGATCGTCCATTGGTTTCTCCATTGTTTATTGTTTAATTATACCAGCAACTTTATGTAATAAAGCTACTAGCTGTTTGTTGTCATCAGCATCTCGCTGGTTTAAAGTTTCAGATAATGCTTTTGCACCCATCTTCGCCTCTGTTCGTGAAAGACCTCCTGCATCTCGCAAGATTTTCTCCCAGTCACGAATTGTTTTTGAGTTACCTTTTACCGATTGAACCATTGCTTCTTCGTTCATTGGAAAAGTAACCAAACTGATTTCCATAAGATCAACTTCTTTAAGAGTTCTAATACCTCTTTTATTTTCGTTGTATCCTTGTTTTTGTGGATCAGCTCTAAATCCTATTGACATACCATCTAATGCACCAATTTTAAGCAACTCATAAGTTTCTTTACCTTTTTGAGTTTTAAGTGCAAGTTTACCTTTTACATATAGACCTTTTTGGTCTTCATAAATAGTTTCAAATACACCAATTGGTTCATCAGTTTTATGTTGAAATAACATTTTTACTTTTGGTGCTGGTCTATCTTCTAAAGACTTTGTAAATGCACCTTTTTGTACAACATCATTTCCTTGATCTTCGTTACCGAATACAGAAGCATAACCAGAGAAAACACCTTCATCTTCTGATTTCATTTCTGATTCAAAAACTAATTTTTTAATTTCTGTATCACATTGGCATTTGCCATCATCTTGACAAAAACAAACTGATTTAACAGGTTTTTTGTGCATACCCATTTCTTCTAATTCATCTTTCGGTTTATTACCTGGTTTTTCTTCATCAGGTTTATGTGAACCTTTACTTTTCATTGCTTCTTCATAAGCTTGATGTGAACCGCAAGGCATAAAAACTTTTTTTCCATTGTCCATTAAAGTATGAATGCCAGTACAACCAATTTCTTTTGCTCTATCTCTAGCTTCATCTTCGTTAGTAAACATATCTTTACCTTTGTGTGCACCTTTTGGTTTATCATCTTCATGACCCATTTTATCGTCATCATCATGATAACTTTTATCTTTATCTTTATCTTTATCTTTTGGCTTGTGACCACCTTTTGATATTATATCTGTAAGTGATCTAATTGCATCGGCCATTCCTTTTATATCTTCCATTGAATATTCCTCCTTTTTATCCCTTGAATTGTATAATGAGTTACACACAGCAAACCTTTGTCCTCTTTTAGGAAAATCATCTACAGATGTTTTATCTCCCATACATCTCTCAATAAAATCTTCTCTTTTTTCTTTTTCTTTTGGTTTTACTAGTGGCATTATTTAACTTTATTTGTTATGTTTTTCCATATTTTGTCAAACCACTTATATTTGTCATTACTTCTACAAACTATAACACCTAAAACAAATCCTATTATTATTTCCATATTAACTCCTTATAAAAAATCAGGTGTAGTGTAAATAACAGAACACCTGCAATTTATTGTTTCTCCTGGCGAACCAACTGGATCACCTGGAAATTTTAATCTTTCACCACCTACAACGAATTTTTGGTCTAAAGGTATTCGCTGACCACTTGCGATACTATGATTAACTCTTGTTCTTGCATCTTGTATTGCAATCCACTCTTTTTGTGTACCTGCAATATTCATGTTCTCGGCCACTGTTTCGTTTGCCCAAGAAGCAGTCCTATGTGTTTCTGTACGAGCAATTAAGTTTGCTCGTGCTACACCAAAACCAATAATTGTATTTCTTAATAAATTACCAGTTTCTGCATCAGAAAGACCACTGTTGTATCCACTATTAATTGCATCAACAATTCTCTTTCTAGTTGTCTCATTTATATCAGTTACCAATGTACCAATATTTTCTTCAATATACAAGTTTAACTTTCTATCAAAATCAGAATCAAAGTCTTTTACATTTTGCATTCTATCTAAAGAAAAATTTTTAAAAGCATTTGCAATTACTGTGTATTGTATTCTAAAAATATTTTGTAAATCTTTTCTAAAATTATTGATCTTTATGTTTAAAATCGTTGTAGAACCTGTATTATATGCTTCAAATACTTCTGTAGCCATCTTATTGTAATAGCTTTTTAATCTTGCTTCATATTGTCTTATAAATGGTTCTCTTAACCTATTTTGTCTATGCCATTCTCTTTCTGCTACTTGTTTTGCACCAAAGAACCTTATCTGTCTTTCATTAAAAATCATTAGTGAAGTGTACCTTTTGGTTCTGTATCGTGTATTATTTCTGGTGTAAAATCTAATGCTTGTGTAATAAAAATATAACTAGCTAGATGTAAAGCATCTTCTTTACAAGAAAGTGTACCAATTCTTATTACAACATTACATTCTGTTGAGTTTTTATTTTCTTCTATGTATAATCTTGTTTCTACTTTCTTCATGTTGCTAAAGGGTGTCCTGATGGTAATAAACCAAGATCAAACTTTCCTCCTTGAAATCTTCCAGTTCTAACAGCAAATAAAAACGCATTAACTCTGGCGTAAGCCCATTGGTCTTCACTTCTTACACCTGGTCTAACAGAACCTGGATTATTTCTATAAGCACCAACACCTCTTCTGAAAACTGCTCCTAACATTCTTAAAGTAACTCTTTTACCTCTTTTATCACCATGTTTATCATTATGTTCATCTACTTTCTTTTTTAAAGCATCTCTAACTCTAGCTGATAATTGTTTTTCTTCATCAAACTCTTGTGTGGCTTCTATCTCAATAAGATCATCATAATTTTTTCTACCCTCTGTTTTTTTAATAACTTCTAAAATAACATCTTTCATACCTTGCTTACCAAGATTACCAACAACACCCCATTTCATTTGTGCTACTACTCCAGCAACACTTGATAAATTTGGTTCTTTACCATCTCTAAATTGTTGTCCATCTCTAAAATGTCTTGCCGCCCATGATTCTCTTTCTTTTATCCAATCTAAAACAGCAGGTGTTTCACTACCATCTCTTGCTTTAGTCCATAAATTAAATGCTTCGTTACCTCTAATATTACCACCTGCTCTCCAAACTTTAGGATTATCTTTTTTTACATTAGAAGCAAAATTATAATCAAATTGTGGTCGTTCACTATTTCTTAAAGATATTTTTTTATTATCACCTCTTTTTGGAAAATTAGTTATATCTTCTTTTGTTTCACTTAAATTTGTATTTTCTACATCTTCATCTTGTAAATTATTTTCTTCTTCTGGTATATCTTCATCAACTGATGGTTGTGCTTCATCACCTGCAACATTTAAAGGCATCAATGTAGCTGGTACTAATAAGCTATCAGCACCAGGTATTTTTTCATAACCTAATTGTTCCCTTGCTTCGTTTCTCGTTAAGATACCATTTTGTACACCTTGAGTTACTGATTCAAAAACTCTTGTTCTTTGTTCTGCCATTGCTGGTATAGAGTCAATATTATATCTCATTTCTAAATCTTCACCAAATTTTGGTATAAGCCATTCATTTAGATCAGATTGTATTCTATCTAGTAAAGGTATAATTGTTTCATTATAAAGTGCCAATTTCGCTTCTGCAAAATTAGAATAAGTTTGTGCATCTGGTATTCCTATTAGCTGACTTGGTACACCAAAAATTAAAGCTATATCTTTTGCTGACATATTTTTTAATTGTATAAAGTCCATATCCTTTGGACTTAAACCCATTTCTTTCCAATCAAAATCTCCCTCCAATAACATTGGTTTACCTGCATTACCAGTACCACTAAATCTTTGTGTAAGATCAGTCATTAACTGATTTCTTTGTACATCAGAAAGTTGTATCTGTGCTCCAGTTTCATCTTTTGGTTTAAATACAACAGCACCACTTGGTCTTGCACCATTCTGTAATAAATTTACATTATGTTTGTTTGCCAAGTTATGTTGGTCTATATCTGTTGCCGCAGATTGTATTGGAGATAATCCATAATAATCGTCCATTGGATTAAATAATTTTATATGTTTTATTTTAGAATTACCTGTAGCTTGATCTACATCATAAGAATTTGCAACTTGACCACCAATCATGTAATCGTATGCTTTTGGTATTGCAGTAGAAGAACCTTTGATTCTTATTCTATCTGGTCTTAAGGTATAAAGTTCTATAGGTGGTGCATTTTCTGCGCCTGATTCTAAAATATAGCTATTACCGGAAATTAAAAGATATGAAAATAAACTTTGAAAAAATTCTACTTGTCCTTGTGTTGGGTTTGGAGAATAAAGTAAATCTAATACTGGGTGTTCATCTATTTCTTGATCACCTCTAAATAAATTTATTTCTACTCTTGAAGCATTATTTGCAATTAAGTCTATACATTTTTTTACAATAGCATTTTCTGTATAACCCTCTTCTGATAATTGATCGTATCTTGTTTTTTGTTGGTAACTTGTATTTACACTATTATAATAAACTACAGGTGCTTCTTTTCTTATGATTTGTTTTTCTTCTGGTTTAGAACCAAATAAATTTTTTATGTTGTCAAATATACTTGCCATTAGCTAATTCTCCAAAATACTTTACCACTTCTTAAAGTTAATTCTGTTAATGCCCATACTAAAGCGTCAAGTCGGTCAGGACTGCCAGTAAAATT